ATAAAAATATACATAAAATGTATAAATGTATAAAATAATATACTTATTTATTAATTACATCATTAAACTTTTCGTAATCATAACCTTCATCTCTAAAAGCTTGTCTTATATGTCTTGTCATTACTTCACTACCTTTTGCATATCCTAATGCAAAACCTAAAACTCCTAATCCTATTGATACTATAAATATTTCTACGTTCATAATTGTTTGTCTTTATATTCTTGCATCCATTCAGCCAACTTGCTATTTACATCTGCGTAAACACCAAATTGTTTAAAGTGTTCTTCTTGTTTATTATCTAAAAATTCCTTTGCTTCTAAACTCATAATTATTCATCTATCTTTACACTTAACCCTAAATAGTTTCTTGTACCTCTTTCTGGTATCTTTACTTGATAATTGATTCTTATATCAGTTAAGTTATTATCTTGCTTTAAATGATACTCTATTTGCTTTTTTAACTTGTCCCAAGCTTCTGTATTTATCATAATTTATTGCTTTTTGAATTGTTGTTTTCATCTTCTTTGTATCCATATAATTCACTAAATTCCTTTGCATTATATATTTCTAATATAATAAAAATCCAAAGTGCTATAAGTATAAATGCTATTATTATTGTTCCCATTGTGTTTGTTTTTACTATCGTTATCTATTGTTTTTATCTTTAGTGCTGGTATTTCTACTCATAAAATTCTTCTATTGTATCGCTATGGTATCCCATACCTCCAAGAATCCCAAGCCATAACTCGTGAAGTTCATCAAGTTTTAAATCTGAATGATCTACTTGAGTTGATATTTTCTTGTTATAAAATTCTAATGTAATCTTTAATGGTTGGTTGTGCATACCTAATTGTTTTATTGATTGTTTTAATCTATTTGTATTTGCTTGTGTAGATAATAAATGTTCTGTTTCATTCATAGTTTTATATTTTAGTTAAACAAATATATAAAAGATTTTATTAACTACAAAAAAAACCCATCTAAACAAATAGACGGGTAAAAACTAAAACTAAATATGAAAACTTCGTTAGAAGAATTACAAATATAATCAATTTTATTTAATAAAGTTAAATTTCATGTAATTCTTTAAACCTTTAAAAGATTCGTTTACAAAACCTCTTCTGCCAAGTTTAAAATTATTCTTAATCCAATTAGAACTTGGTGATAATGCTGGATAATTAAAATAATAAAAGTCGTCAGAAGTACACATATCAAACAATGCCTGGTGAGAATCACCTTTTTTAAATATAACTAATTCTGAATTTTTATATATTTTATTTTGTTTACAGTACTGATCTATTTTTTCAGCTCCTTTTAAATCTAAATGAGGTTTAAAACCAAATTTTAAAGATTTGTCATCTTTACCATGAGTAAGTATAAAACAAATATCATTTACAAAATAATGATTTATAAACTTTCTGTGATTTGTTACCGTTACATTTGTAAACTGTAATTCTGCAATTTGTTTGAATGCTTCATTAACAAAATAACCAAAGGCACCGGAATGATTGTCATTACAAATATTATTAAAATGTATTTCTTGGTAATTATCAACTAATCCGTAAAGTATTTTTAGCTTAAATTCTAAAGCAGCATCAAAACATTCCTCATTAGTCATGTTCTGAGGTAAAGAATGTCCGCCCCTAGTTGTTTGTGCATTAAAACCGTCTAATAAGTCGCCTAATTCATCAACGTATAAAATAGAGCTTTCTTGCTCTTCTAGAGTTTTTTCTATTACAATATCAGCAGATTTAAATAATTCTTCTTTATTCCATTCTTTTGAGTACATTGTATTATTATCTACATCTGTATCCATTCCGATATGAACATCAGTAATAGTTAAAGTATCAAAATCTTTAGATCCTTCATGTTTTTTTACTTTCTTTTGTTTTATTGGTTTAATGTACTTTTTAATAATAGTTTCAAAATCAAAAGATTCAACAACTTCTGAAGGTGTTTCTTTTTTTGGTGCATATTGAACCCACTGCTGACCCGTTGTTTTAGAAGTGCTTATTTTTATAACCTCGAAACCTTCCGGTATATCAATTGGTTTAGATTGTAATTTTTCAACTGTTGAAACTATTTCACCGTCTTTGTCAAACTTTTTTTGTGTTTCTACAAATTTACGTTTGTTTGGTTTAGTTCTTTGTCTTAAAACAAAATCCCATTGTTCTTGAGTTAAGTAATAACGAGCTTGTTTTCTGTTAGCTTCGTTTTCTTTTACTTTTAAATTTAATATTTCTGCTTCTTTTTTATTCAACCATTTTACTATCTTATTCATGTTTTTTTGTTTTTTGTTAATATTAAAATAGGGATGCTATTTAAACACCCCTATTGCATTAATTAATTAAAAAGGTAAATCACCAGCTTCAACTTGTTTAGGTTCGTTAGTGGTCGTCTCTGATTTTAATTTCTCGATTCTCCAGGCTGACAAACTTGTAAAATATTTATCTTTCCATTCGTTTGTGCCAATGTTAAAAGATACTTTTACATTATCGCCTTCTTTTTGGTATTTAGTAAGATTTTCAACTTTTTCTTGTCCAAATACTTCAAAACAAAATATTTGTTCTTTACCTTCGTAACCGTCTTTATTAGATACAATAAAACTTTGTTTTTGCCATTCGTTACCGGTTGATTTAGCTGTACCGCTTTCAATTGGTAAAATCTTTTTAATACTTCCTGTAATTGATAATTCACTCATAATTTATTTATTTAATTTAGTTATTATTATTATTTATTCTTATTATTTCAATTTCTCGCTCTAAATAATCTTTAGCTTTTAATAAATCTTGTAGTTCGTCTTTCTTTTTTCCAGCTCTACAAATATACTTTAAAATATTTCCTCTTGAAAAGTTGAGGTTAAAATCATTTATAACGTCTATAACATCGTAATCCTTTCCGTTGTCATAATGTATCTGAGTTGCTCTTTTCATAATTTAATTATATCTATTTATGTATAATTCACATAGTTTAGTTGCTTCTTTTTTAGCCTTAACTAACTTTTTAAATTTCGGATCTGTTTTATAAAGTTCCTCAGTATTGCTAATGTGTTTAAAATCTATAACATTTACAATTTCTCTAAACTGAAATTCAAAATCACTCAACTTTTCAGCAGTTATTTTAAAGGTTGTGTTTATTGTAACTATATCTGTTGGCTTCATGATAATTTAGCTTTTAATTCATCTTTTAAAGAAACCATTGCAGACTGTTCTGTTCTAGTTAATCCAGTAAATACCGCAGCCAATTCTTTTAACGTTTTACATTCTTTTAATTGTTCAGACGGTTGTTTTCTTTGTGGTTCTTCGGGTAAATCTTCACCAGCGTAAATATAAAGCCCTAAACCGTGTAATGCAATGGCTTTAACTGTACATCTTTGAATAGCCTTATTAACGTCCATCATGTTAACTTTATCAGCCGGAATAGATGCGTTTCTAAAATCCATAACTGGTAAATAATTAATATGCTCTAAACCTTCAATAGTAACACCTACTTTTACAATAACTCCAGCTTTAGAGGCAAAATAAGGCATGTTAGTATTCTCGTCATGATATACTTTAGAGGTTGCAGTTGGTGAAACTTTTTTTAATTCAGCCCAAGCAAATGACCAGGATAAATAAGTAAATTTACCTTTTTTTTCTGTTTTACTGTTTACGTTTACTTTACTTAGTTTTTCAAATATTTCCATAATTTATTAATTTAGTTTGTCAAATTTAATATTAATTTATTTATCGTGCAAATTTTTTAACATTATAAACATTTCAGAAGCAGTATAATTTTGTGCTTCAATACAACTATCAAAGTGTTTTTTTGTTTTCTGAGTTCTGCCTTTATGCGTAATTGTGCCAATATATTTACCTTTATTTTTTATAACATTTACAAAATAGCCCCTTCCTTCTACTATATTAGTCATTTTAATAAAATCCGGTAATCCTAAATATCTATCGTTTTTTTTCATGTTGTTGATTTACTTTCAAAAGCTATAAAACCTAATTCATTTAATTCCTTTAACCTATATTTTTGCAAAGGCTTTAAAGTATCATTTTTTTCTTTACATTCTATAAATATAGGTGGCTCACCTTTTTTTAATGCTAATAAATCCGGGATGCCATTTTTATTGGTTTTGATTAAATTTATAACATAATAACCCTTATTTTTATATTCGTTAATTACTTTATTTTGGTGTTTAGATGCCATAATCTTGCTTAAATATTTTTAAATTATAATCTTTTTTGTTTTGTACAGATTTATAAATTTTTTCTTCTATTCCATTCCTGGAGAAAATCCAAAAAATATCATTGTTTTTGCGTTCCATTGTTGTAAGTCTATCTCTACTTTGCCAATAACTAACAGCAGAAAAATCAATATTGTAATAAACTAAATAATCTGCATTTCTTAGACTTATACCCTCTCGACCGCTTACTATTTGTAAAGCTATGTTTTTATCTGAAGTATTAAATTCTTCTAAATTATCGGTTAAATTATCTTTATATATTTCTTTTAATGCGTCATATTCTGCCTTAAATTTATAAAAAATACCTATTTTATTATTTTTAAACCTTTCCTTTATAAATTCAGCTTTTGAGTAATCTAAAACCTTTCTTTTACCGCTTTCAAATTTTACTGTTCCACTATAAA